CAAATCAAAATGTGCAACCGTTATATTAACGTCCCTACGTACATGTTCCGCCTTAGTATTGCTATTAGGATCTTGTACGTCAGCTAACGCTTCGGCGTCAGAGTTATATTCTGTATTTGTTACTGTATTAGTTAAAGTTATTTCGCACTTAGGTGTAATTACTGGTATTTCTTTACCATCAATTGTTTCATATCTTATCGACGCTTCTGTTTCTATAAATGACATTATGAGTCCTCCCTGTTTATTTCTAATATACTAACTGTTATATCTGGTCCTGTAATATCTGATAGCATTTTTAACTTATTATCTTCTTGTAAAATTAATACGTTAATAATAAATTCATGAGTAGCACCTGCAGCTATAGTTTTTTTATTATAAAAATAATCTACATTATCAGAATTAATTTTAATTGTAACTACAGCATCTCCTGCACCTTCATTATAAACATGAATAGATTTTACTAAAGCTCTAGAATTACCTGGAACTGTATACACATCTTTTTGAGTGTTACTTATTAAATCGTCATTTATTTTTTTATATATATTAGCCATTAATTAATAAACCAAGTAAACCTTTCTTGTTGTTCTCTCATATCTTTTAAAAATGTAGAATTTAATTGTGTAATCATAGACGTTATAGTTCTATTAATTTGTCTTTGATTATCTTCAGTATATTCTCTTCTAGGTTCTGGTAATCTTACTACAATTTTTGCCATTATCTTCTTCCATCTGGTTGTATGTCAACTTGGAATGTACCAAATCTCCATGATTGACCAGATCCTGTATTAGCTATTTTTAAATTTGCGTATCTTCCTCTAGCTCTGGTATCAACTTTTGTAGTAGTTGAGTTAATAATAAAAGGACTTAGTTGAGTTGCAGTATTTGGGTCCGCTGGATAATCTGCTACTGCAATAGTAACTTCTGAATCTCCTGTTAAAACTTTAAAGTTTGGTAAGAATCTTCTCATAGCTAGGAATACCTCACTTTGATCTTGTTGCAAAGAAAAATCATAAGACTCAATAAAAGAAGTTAAAGTTGTTTCAGTACCATCTGGATTAATTTGATCTGTACCCACTTCATGTTCGAAAAATAAAGTTTGTCCTAATTGAGACTCACCTATAACACTTGGGAATGTGCCTGTGTTATTGCTTTTAAAAGCTGTAGCATAAGGTTTTGGATAAATTAAAGAATCAATCCAAGCAGTTCTTATAGAATTAGTATTAACTCCTGTATACCAATTACCCATTGGAGTAGGTTGATTACTTTGTCCATAATTATAAGTTACAGATCTATCATTAAAATCAGATCCCGCTGATGGATACCACCATACAACTTCTGTAAACAAATTATTAATCCCTGCATTAATTTGTTGACCTTTTGTAGTATCACAATCATCATAAATATAATCTTCTACACTACAAGGTAATGAGTTTACTGTACCATCAAAAGAAAAGAAACCATTGTTAGACATCCAGTAAGCAACACCATCAATTTCAATAGCTGCGTTCTTACCTATTAGTCCACAGTTAGTACCTACTTGCTCAAAGCCAAATGTAAATGGAGCTCCAATAAATTTCATTGTATACAATGAGTTATCGGTCCACACTAAAATATTTTCTTTGGCAACCAACGCTCCCATAATTTTTGTACCATCTTGAATTCTTTGAGAACCTGCTGTGTTAGTTGCAAGAGGAGTATATATATTAATGTTTTCATCTTGTGAAAATCTAATAAACATATCATCTTGTGTACTAGGATCACCAATAGTTACTTCTGTTCCAAAATGAATTAAGTGACGTGTTGTAGGTGATATTAAAGTTTCTCTAGTAGCTGTTGGATTACCTACACCGGTTGCTATAGCTGTTGGAAATCCTGTTGTAGTAGTAGATGCTCTTGTTGTTAGTCTAGCTATAACTTCTGAATCCCATGTAAAAGTTTTACCATTTGCAATAGTTGCCACAAGTACTTGACCAAAATTACTTAAAGACCAAAGACCTGGTTCTAGAGTTACAATAGATGCTTCAACTGCATTACCCCAACCTGTAAAGTCTGTTGCATTAGTAACAATTGCTTCATCAGAATGAGCCGCGGCCGTCGTTCCTTTAGCCCCACGCACTGCTCCAGTAAAAGTGTTTGTACCTTTACCGGTGTAGGTAATTAATTCTGTACCAATAGCTAGTGTACCTGTTGCTGGAAATCCTGTGTTAGAGGTAACAGGAATTGTTGTAACACTGTTACTAATATTACCATTTAAATCATTAGTTAGTGCTCCAGAAACTATTCCACCAAATTCTCCTATACCAAAACCATAACCATAAGTTTGAGCTGCAGGTCCTACAGTTTCGTAAGGTTTAACAGTCATAGATCCACCGGTAGATACGGCACTGGTTGCTTGATTTAAAGAATCAATTGTAAAAGTTGTAGGAGTTGGAACTGATAATACTTGAAATAGTTTATCTTCAAAATCAGCATTTGCTAGTCCTGTACTATTTGGTAAAGTTACTGCATCTAAAACAATCATATCTCCTACTGTTAATCCATGGTCGGCAGTAGTCGTGATAGTACAAGTTTTAACTGATGTACTATTTGTTGCTAAAGTAGATGATGTAAATGTAAGTAGTGCTCCAGCGTTATTACTACGGAAAGGAGTTATATCAAAAAGTTGTCCTTCAAAATAAAGAAGTAAAAATTTATCTGTACCTATAGCTGTGTATCTGTTTCCTTCTAAATCAACAAAGGAATGTAATTTTCTTGAAACACCTACGATACTTTGGTTAAGTAATGATTGCCATCCTCCAACTTTTTCTGGAAGTCCATATCTAAATCTAGTGTTATCTGAATCTACCCAACGACCTACCGCACCAACGCTAGTGTCTTGTTTATCTATTCCTGGTGCAAATTTAATTTGTTGAAGAGCCATCTGTTAGCTCCTATGCCGTATTCGTTTTATACGCCCAGCCTCTTGTAGAATCTATGTATACTAAAGTTATGGCTTGACCATTAACGGCTAATGCTAAATTGTTAGTACCAGAATTAATAGGTTGACCATTTCTTGCAACGGTCACATTGTTAGATCCAAAAGTTCCTCTTGCATCAATAATAACTACTTCATCTCCAATTGCTGGGGAAGCTGGTAATGTAATTGTAACTGTTGTTTGAGTTGTGTTTATTAAAAGTTGATCACCTGCCACTGCTGTGTATGCGGTGATAGAAGAAGAAGTAATAGTAAGATATCCTTTTTGTGTAATAGCTTTAGTTGTATTAGAACCATCTGATTTCACAAGCATTATTGCTGCTACTGGAACGGGTAACGCTGTTCCACCTGCTGTCTTTACACTTAGAGTAAATTTGTTTGCTGTAGTTCTATCTGTTGTATCTTCTATTATAAAAACTCTTTCAGAACCTGAAGGCATAATTAAAGTTTGGTTACGTGCTAAAGTTCCGGTTAATTTAAAATATAAATTTTTACCATTAGATACTGCACCATCAGTTATAGGTATAGTAATATCTGCATTACCAGCCATAGATAAAGATAAGAAACCTGAAGCTGCTTGTTGTAAAATTTGTAAGTTAGTATTAGTAATAGATCCCCATAGACCAGCTTTTTCACCAGTTGCTACAAGTTCTAATTTTAAATCGTTTGAATAAGTTGATGCCATATTAGTAAGGTTCTATTTTTGTCCATGTCATATTTACTCCTGGAATAATTTCATTCCAAGTAATAATCCCTGGTTGTTTTGAATCTACAACTAGTTGAGATCCTACAGGAGTTATTAACGCTGTTCCAGTTACTGTAACACTTCCTGTTGATAAGGTCAACGCATTTCCAGTTACATTTGCTGTAGCGCCTCCAGAGGCTACGACTGTGCCAACACTTAATGTAGTAGCATTACCAGTAACAGAAAGGTTAGCATCCGCAGTAATTGTAACAGTTCCTGTACCTAATGTTAATCTATTTGGATTTGGAATTTCAACAACAGTCCCAGCTATAATATTAACATTACCAAGACTAAGTTGTAGAGTATTACCTGTTACTTGTATTGTTACATTGTTGTCATCATCGACCGTAGAAAAAGGTCGTTCTGCAAATGAGGCAAATCCGAAGAGCATTGGTTAACTCTCCAATGTTTCTATTCTAGATTTTAAACTATCGTTTTGTGCTTTAAGTTCTTGTATAGCATTAATAATGTACCAAGTTAGATTACCTGGATCAACTGTCTTAACTCCTGTTGATTCTGTTCTAACTACATCTGGTAAAATAGTTTCTATTTCTTGTGCAATTACT